CCCAGCTACTTGCCAAAGAATATAAAGCTGCAGGTGGTGGATACAAAACATGAGTTTAAAAGGACCACAGAAAAGTCTTAATAAATGGACACGACAGGAGTGGGGAACTAAAAGTGGTAAACCATCAACACAAGGTCCAAATGCTACGGGAGAGCGTTATCTCCCTAAAGCAGCACTTAAAGCTATGTCTTCTTCTCAATATGCAGCTAGTACTGCAAAGAAAAGAAAAGATACAGCAGCAGGTAAACAACATTCTCAACAGCCTAAAGCAGCAGCTAAAACGGCTGCAAGGTTTAGGAGGACGTAATGGTTGAAGACTATGACCTAAATGGTAATGGCACACTAGATCAAGATGAACGTGAGATCATGTTAGAAGATCGTCGTCGCCGCATGGAAGATGAAGATCATAAACGTGATGCTCAGTTAAAAATGACTTGGTTTGCTTTGTCAGGCATGTTAGCATATCCATTAATTATTGTGCTTGCTTCATTCATGGGATTGTCTGAAGCCGCTAATCTTTTAGCTGATATTGCTGCAGTATACGTTGTAGCTGTATCAGGTGTAACGGCTGCATACTTTGGATTTAGTAGCATGGGTGCAAAAGGCAATGCGTCTTCTAAGTAGCATATGCCTGATCTTATTATTATCTAGTTGCGGTTTAACTAGCCTACCTTTTATTGGAGGTGGTGGTGGACCTACAGTAAACTCTAATGCACTTGTAGGTAAAGAAAATACCCAACAGGTTGTAGCACAGCAAACTACACAAGATGCTGGCAGAGATATAGTAACTGAGAATAAAGAAGTTGAAGCTGAGTCTATAGATAAGCTAACAATTAAAAATACTAACATTCCAATATGGGTAATGCTATTATTAATACTAGGATGGTTGTTACCTACTCCCACACAGATAGGCCAAGGATTATATAATCTAATAGCCTTACCGTTTAAAAATAGGAAAGATGATGGCGTTCAAACTAAGCAATAGATCACTAAAGAAACTTGAGGGTGTCCACCCTGATATGGTAGCAACAGTTAAACGTGCTATCGAACTGACTAATGTCGATTTTGGAGTGACGTATGGAGTCAGAACTTTAGCAGAGCAAAAGAAACTGTATGAGTCTGGACGATCACAAACAATGAAGTCAAAACATTTGATTCAAGGAGATGGCTACTCACATGCCGTAGACCTTGTAGCTTATGATGGCTCAGATGTAATTTGGGAAATTAATGTTTACGATAATATTGCTGACGCTATGGCAGCAGCCGCTATGGAAGTTGGATGTGCAATTAAATGGGGCGCAGCTTGGTCAGTCGGAAATATCGCTCGTTATGACGGTACAATGGAAGATGCTATGAACGAGTATATTGACCTACGTCGATCACAATCCCGTAGACCATTTATTGATGGCCCACATTTTGAATTGATTGTATAAGGAATAAACGATGGCTCGTGAGTTAACAGAACAACAGCAAAAGTTTTTGGCAGTCCTGTTTGATGAAGCAGGTGGTGATGTTCTCACAGCTAAGAAACTAGCTGGCTATTCAGATACAACATCTACAACACAGGTTGTCTCTAGCCTGAAAGAAGAGATCATTGATGCCACACAGTTGTTTATGTCACGCAATGCACCTAAAGCTGCTATGGCTATGGTAGGTGCTTTGTATGATCCAACTGAACTAGGTATTCGTGATAAGATGCAAGCTGCAAAAGAATTGTTAGATCGTACAGGTCTAGTCAAAACTGAGAAGATGCAGGTTGAAGCGAAAGGTGGCGTAATGCTCATGCCACCAAAACAAACGGAAGAAGATGACTAAACCATTAAAGCAATGGAAGTTACCCCAACCAACTGACATAAAAGAAGACAACGAGTGGGTGCCAATCCCACGTATATCACGTACCATACCCTTTGGGTACGACTTAGACCCCGACGATCCAGACGTACTACTGCCTAATGAACATCAATTAGATATGTTAGAAAAGGCACAACAGTACTTAAAACAGTACTCCTATCGTGAAGTAGCTAATTGGCTTACACGAAATACAGGCAGGGAAATATCCCACGTAGGTTTGAAGAAGCGGATAGATAATGAGCGAAGAAGAAAAAACAAAGCTGGAAGCCTACGCAGATGGGCAGACTATGCGAAAAAGGCAATCGCCAAAGCGGAGGAACTCGAAGCCAAGCGTATCGGAGCCAAAGCAAACAAAACGGAAGAGGACACCAGCCCAGCCTAAACCTGCACCAATTGTAAATGAAATACCAATTGAACAGGCTCACAATGTAATCTTTAAACCTAACGCTGGCCCCCAGACTGACTTCCTAGCTGCAGGTGAACGAGAAGTACTATACGGTGGCAGTGCAGGTGGCGGTAAATCATATGCGATGTTAGCTGATCCTCTACGCTTTATGGGCCACCCAGCTTTTTCAGGACTACTACTTCGCCATACAACAGAAGAACTTAGGGAACTTATATTTAAGTCTCAAGAGATGTACCCTAAGATATGGCCTGGAATTAAGTGGTCAGAAAGAAAGATGCAGTGGACTGCGCCCTCTGGTGCGAGGTTGTGGATGTCCTACCTAGACAAGGAAGATGACGTTCTGCGTTACCAAGGTCTAGCATTTAGCTGGATAGGCTTTGACGAACTTACACAATGGCCCACTCCATTTGCATGGAACTACATGCGTTCTCGTCTACGGTCCACTGCACCTGACTTACCTGTATACATGAGGGCTACTACCAACCCTGGAGGTAGAGGCCATCACTGGGTAAAGAAAATGTTTATTGATCCTGCACCTGCAGGTAAATCATTTGAAGCTACAGACATTGAAACTGGTGAAACGTTATGTTATCCTGCAGGACATGAGAAAGCAGGGAAGCCATTATTTAAACGTAGGTTTATTCCTGCACGTTTGAAAGATAACCCATACCTATCAGAGCAAGGTGACTATGAGGCCATGCTACTGTCTTTACCAGAACAGCAACGTAGACAGTTGCTAGAAGGGGATTGGGATATTAAAGAAGGTGCAGCCTTTACAGAGTTTGACAGAAAGGTACATGTTGTTGAGCCATTTCCAATCCCTAATAACTGGGTTAAGTTTAGAGCATGTGACTATGGTTATGGTTCTTACAGTGCTGTGCTTTGGTTTGCCGTATCGCCTAATGAACAACTTATCGTATATAGAGAACTTTACGTCAGTAAAGTACTAGCTTCAGATTTAGCGGATATGGTGTTAGATTTAGAAGCAGAAGACGGTTCTATAAAATACGGTGTTCTCGATTCTAGTTTGTGGCATAAGCGTGGTGATACTGGTCCTAGCTTGGCAGAACAAATGATTATGAAAGGTTGTCGCTGGCGACCATCAGATCGTTCTCGTGGGTCACGTGTTGCAGGTAAAAACGAAATACATAGACGTTTACAAATAGATGAATTTACAGAAGAACCAAGACTAGTATTTTTTAACAACTGTACAAATACTATAGCACAGTTACCAGCTTTGCCTATAGATAAAAAGAATCCTGAAGATATAGATACTTTATCAGAAGACCACTTGTACGATGCTTTAAGATACGGTATAATGTCTAGACCACGTTTCAATGTATTTGACTTTGGAACGGGTTCAACCCCTTCAATGGGAATGAGAGTAGCAGATAGTACCTTTGGATATTAATAAGGAAAAGTAAATGGCAGAAGATACCGATGTCTTTATTGAGGACGATGCAATCGTTCTAGAAGATTCAGAAGATACAAACATAGACGATGCAGACACGTCTAAAATTATTCCATTTATTATGGAACGATATAATCGTGCCGATGACTATCGTCGTCAAGATGAAGAACGTTGGTTACGTGCATATCGTAACTACCGTGGTATCTATGGACCAGAGGTTCAATTTACAGAAGCTGAAAAGTCCCGTGTCTTTATTAAAGTAACTAAGACAAAAACACTAGCTGCATACGGACAAATTGCCGATGTTCTTTTTGCTAAGAACGCTTTTCCTATTAGTATTGATCCTACAGAATTACCAGATGGTATTGTTGAAGATGTATCTTTTGATCCTGCATTACCTGAAGAACTACGTGAAGATAAAAAGTCAGAGCCTGTATCTCCATATGGATTTAGGGGAGATGGCAAAGAACTACCTGCAGGTGCTACTGCAAAGACATTACAAGAACTTCTTAATCCAGAACTTGATAAAAAACTAGAACCCATCACTGGTCTGCAGCCAACTGCTGGCACTACACCTACATCAGTTACCTTTAGCCCTGCAATGATTGCAGCTAAAAAGATGCAAAAGAAAATTCAAGATCAGCTTGAAGAATCCTCTGCATCTAAACATTTACGTAATACAGCATTTGAGATGGCCTTGTTTGGTACTGGTATCATGAAAGGGCCATTTGCTGTAGATAAAGAATATCCTAGTTGGGATGATGAAACAGGTGACTACTCTCCTGTGTTTAAAACAATGCCACAAGTTTCTCATGTATCTGTTTGGAACTTCTATCCAGACCCCGATGCAAACAATATGGATGAAGCACAGTTTGTTATTGAACGTCATAAACTATCTCGTTCTCAACTACGTGCACTTAAAAGACGACCTTACTTCCGTTCATCTGTTATTGAAGAAGTAATCGCTTTAGGAGAAAACTATAGTAAAGAATACTGGGAAGATGATTTATCTGACTATGCACCAGAACATGGCGTAGAACGTTTTGAAGTTCTTGAGTACTGGGGTATGGTTGACGTAGAAATGCTTATAGAGCAAGGCGTAGACATCCCTCGTGAATTACAAGATGCAGATGAACTACAGGCAAATGTTTGGATTTGTAACGGCAAACTACTACGCATGGTTATGAATCCATTCAAACCTGCTAAGATTCCTTATATGGCAGCACCTTATGAACTAAATCCATACTCATTCTTTGGTGTAGGTATTGCTGAAAACATGGACGATACTCAAACACTAATGAATGGTTTCATGCGTATGGCAGTAGATAATGCTGTATTGTCTGGTAACCTATTGATTGAAGTAGATGAAACTAACTTAGTTCCAGGCCAAGACCTATCAGTATACCCAGGCAAAGTATTCCGTAGACAAGGTGGTGCACCAGGACAAGCTATCTTTGGCACCAAGTTCCCAAATGTTGCAGGAGAGAATTTACAGCTATTTGACAAGGCACGTGTTCTTGCAGACGAGTCTACAGGCTTTCCATCCTTTGCTCATGGACAAACTGGCGTACAAGGTATCGGACGTACAGCGTCTGGTATTAGTATGTTAATGGGTGCAGCTACTGGCAGCATCAAGAACGTTATTAAGAACGTAGATGATTATTTACTACGCCCACTAGGTGAGGGCATGTTCCGCTTTAATATGCAATTTGACTTCGATCCTGAGATTAAAGGTGACCTAGAAGTTAAAGCACGTGGAACAGAATCACTTATGGCTAACGAAGTACGTAGCCAACGACTTATGCAGTTTATGCAGGTTGCATCTAATCCCGCACTTGCACCATTTGCTAAGTTCCAATATATTATTCGTGAGATTGCAAAATCTCTAGACCTTGACCCTGACAAAGTAACTAACAATATGAGTGATGCTGCAATTCAAGCTGAGTTGATGAAATCATTCCAGCAAGAACAGCAACAGCAGCAGCAAGGGGGCGCACCAGCAGGTGCAAACCCAATGGATACATCAGGAGCAGGTGGTGGTACTATAGGCATGGGCCAAGCACCTACACCACAAGAACAAGGATTTAGCGGTAATGCAGGACAGCAAGGAGCACCACAGCAAACTCAAGGGGCTGGTCAGCAACCAAGCCCAATGGTCTAAGTTTGAAGAATACTTAGACTTTATTATAACACAACAACACCGTACTATGGAACAAACTAGTGAGCCTGTTGCGGTATATAGAGCACAAGGTGCTATCTATCAACTTCGCAGACTTAAACTTTT